GCGAAGATGCCATCCGTTGCTGAAGAATTCCATGAGACAGACACAACGATTGTTGTTGCCGACAGCAAACTCGGTTGGGCAAAATCGTTGAAAGAACTTATCGGTCTTCTATATGCCGGACAGATTCCACAATGGGACATGAGTAAAGTTCGACCGGCCGGCGCACTCCTAAAAACATTCGGTGGTCGTGCGTCTGGTCCAGACCCTCTCGATGAACTGTTCAGATTCTGCGTGGCCAAGTTCACCAGTGCTGCGGGACGACGATTAAACTCTACTGAGTGTCATGACATCGTTTGTAAGATTGCAGAGATTGTGGTCGTTGGTGGTGTGCGCCGCTCTGCGTTGATCTCACTGTCTAATCTATCAGACGATAGGATGCGTCACGCGAAGTCTGGTGAATGGTGGCATGCAGAAGGACAACGACGCCTGGCAAATAACTCTGCGGTATATACTGGGAAACCTGATACTGGTATCTTCATGGACGAGTGGAAATCACTGTACGAGTCTAAGTCTGGTGAGCGCGGTATCTTCAATCGAGAAGCGGCCAATATGGTGTCTGCTAGAAGTGGTCGTCGCATCATAGACGGTTGGGAGTTTGGTACGAATCCATGTTCCGAGATCATCCTTCGCTCCAGGCAGTTTTGTAATCTATCAGAGGTCGTTGTACGCGCGAGTGATACGGTTGAGTCTCTGAAAGAAAAGGTCAGACTAGCGACAATTCTAGGAACGTTCCAGTCAACTCTAACCAACTTCAAATATCTTTCTAGTTCATGGAAAAACAACTGCGAAGAAGAACGATTACTTGGTGTGTCTATGACAGGTATCATGGACAATGTCCTAACCACCGGAAAGAAAGGCGACCTAGGCGCACTGCTGGATGAACTTCAACTAGTTGCGATTGAAACTAATGCATGGTTGTCAAAGAAACTTGGTGTCAACCAGTCTGTGGCAATCACATGTGTGAAACCTTCAGGAACAGTTTCACAATTAGTAGATGCCGCGTCTGGTATTCATGCGAGACACAACCCTCACTATGTTCGTACAGTGCGCGCAGACAAGAATGATCCTTTAACACAATTCATGGTTGACCAAGGTTTTCCTGTTGAGGACGATGTAGCGTCACCTGCGACAACAAGCGTGTTCTCTTTCCCTATGAAGTGCGATAAAAACGCAGTGTTCCGTACCGACATGTCTGCTATTGAACAACTAGAAATGTGGTTGGTCTATCAGAAGCATTGGTGCGAACATAAACCTTCTGTCACTATCTCTGTTAAGGAAGACGAGTGGATGGATGTGGGAGCATGGGTCTATAAGAACTTTGATTGGATGTCGGGTGTTAGTTTTCTTCCGTTCGATGGAGGTACATATAGACAGGCGCCGTACCAAGACTGCACCGCGACCGACTATGATGGGTTGTTAAGTCGACTACCAAAGACAGTTGATTGGTCAGGTCTTTCTAAGTTCGAACTCGAAGACAGCACAGTCGGTGCTCAAACCTTAGCATGTGCCGGAGGATTTTGTGAGGTAGTGGATCTGGTGAAATAGTGGAAGATTATTATCACCAAGTAAATTGTGCTGGTTGTGGAACAGAGACTAGAATTCGTGTCATTAATGAGGATGAGTTCCCTGTTTTCTGTGCCATGTGTGGCATGGAAAATGAGTCGAACCAGATTGAGGAAGACGACTATATAACTTCATGAGCGAATGGTTATACAACGGCAAGACATACGATCCCACTGAGGAAGAACTCAACGAATTGGTGGGATTCGTATACATCATCACTGAAGTCGAGAACGGCATGATGTACATAGGAAAAAAGTTGTTCTGGAAACCTAAGATTCTACCAATCACTAAGAAACGCAAGAGACGCCGCAGGACGGTCGTTCAATCTGATTGGCGTGATTACTTCAGTTCTAACAAAACCATCATGGAAGAGGTCTCCACGAAGTCTGGAGACGCTTACAGACGAGAAATACTACATCTGTGCATGAGCAAAGGAGAGTGCTCTTACAAGGAAGCGCGTGAGCAGTTTGATCGTGAGGTACTACTTCGCGACGACTACAGAAACGGCATCATAAATTGCCGGATCAATGCGAAACATCTAGACAAAATGCGAGGCATCTGAAGTTATAAATACTCTCTGTAACTTGAATCTTCTAAAGAAAAGGGTTACACTATAGTGATAGTAACGAACGGAGAACATAGTAATGAGTTATATTAAGCGACTGGAAGTATTCGAAATTCTTGAAGCATTCAGTAAAGAATCATCAAGAAAAGAAAAGATAAAAGTCTTACAGAATTATAAGACACAAGCACTAATGGATGTACTTCGTGGTACATACGACGATTCGATTCAATGGAATCTACCTGAAGGTGCTCCACCATTTGCAGCAAACTCACCCCAATCAGTTCCGTCCACTATACACAAACAACACAGATACTTTAAGTATTTTGTGAAAGGTCTTCGCGATTGCGAGAACTTAAAATCAACAAGACGAGAAAGTATGTTTATCAGCATCTTAGAAGCCGTTCATCCTGAAGAGGCAGAGGTGTTAGTAAAGATGAAAGACAAGAAACAACTGGTGAAAGGATTGACCAAAAAACTTGTAGAGGAGGCGTACCCGGGTCTAATCCAAACATGATATGATAATTCCAAATCAAGTCACTACGGAGAACTGCCTATGACCAACGGTCAGATAGAACGACTGAAAAAAGACTCAAGACAACTTGGACATTATATACATAAACTAACCAAAAAGGGAAAAACGCATGCAGCGAGAAAGTTTCAATTAAAACAAGGTTTTCTCGACGCAGCGATTGACCAAGCAACCAACATGGGGTGATCAATCTAGGCAGTCCCCCTTAACAGGGGGACTACTTTACGCCCCGCTTAATGATTAACGGAGAAGAACATTCCTACTTACGATTTTAAAAATGTAGAAACAGGTGAAGTGGTCGAAAAGATCGTAACACTATCTCAACGTGAAGAGATATTATCGACAGGAAAGTGGGAACAGGTCCACATCGGTGCGGCCGCACCATTAATTACTCACACCGGCAACATCATCAATAAAACCTCAGGTGATTGGAAGGATGTACTCAAGGGTATTAAGAAAGGCGCGGGACCAACAAGCACGATTGATCTATGAGTCCTAAGAGAAGCACCCGATCTGAAAACGATCGGATGAAGATTAGTTTGGATAATCTATTAACAATTCAACCAGAAACAGACAACCAAGCAGAAGCATTCGAAGCATGGAAAAAAGATCAACTCAATCTTGTAATGGTAGGTGCTGCGGGTACTGGTAAAACGTTTCTAGGAATGTATCTCGCTCTCGAACAGGTAATGGACATGTCGACACCTTACGAGAGATTAATCATAATCAGATCTGTTGTACCTACACGAGATGTCGGACATCTTAAGGGAACACTAGAAGAAAAACTCCAAGCGTACACCGCACCATACAGAGCAATCTGTGATAGTCTGTTTAATGTCAAAAAGGCATACGATAGACTGGAACACAATGAATATATTACGTTTGAATCAACCTCATATATAAGAGGTATGACGTTCGATAATTGCATCATTCTTGTGGATGAATCGCAGAACTGTAATGAACATGAACTCGATTCGACTATAACAAGGGTTGGTGTTAACACCAAAATAATATTTTCTGGTGATTACTATCAGTCAGATTTTCGAAACAACAATGAACGAGAAGGTATCAACAAGTTTCTCCACGTGATCGAACACATGACATCGTTCGCCACGATACAATTTGGTTGGGAAGACTGTGTAAGATCCGACTTCGTTCGCGACTACTTAATGACTAAAGAATGGTTACATGACAATACAAATAAGCAATAATTTTTCACTTAAAGAATTCACACGATCTGTAATGGCACAGAGGATGGGCCTCGATAATCACCCCTCGGTCGATGAACTTGAAAATCTCTCTGAGTTATGCGATAATATATTACAACCACTAAGAGAACAAGTCGGACAAATCAAGATTCTTTCTGGGTTTAGATCGGTAAAACTCAACGCTGCGGTCGGTGGTTCTAGTAAATCTCAACACTGTAAGGGTGAAGCAGCAGACATCGAAGCAGTTAACTTTGGAAACAAAGAACTGTTCGGATTTATCGTAGACACATTTAAGTTCGATCAGTTAATACTTGAGTTTTATGTACCGGGCGATCCACATTCTGGTTGGATACATGTGTCGTACAAGCGATCAGGTAATCGAGGTATGAAACTCGCTGCGGTGAAAGAGAATGGTAAGACAATCTATAAAGTGATCAATAGTAAAGAAGATTTAGAAAACTTGTGAGAAGGAACCATCATGGCAAAGTACAGAAAGTTTGATCCCCAGAACAAGAAGAAGTCGAAAGATAAATCTGTTTCTGGACCTAAAACACAACCTCTACATAATTGCAATAGAATTAGTAAAACTGAGTTGACAAATCGTTATGAAGAAATCGATCTATCGAGTCTACGTCGGTAAACCTAGAGTTCCGCACAAGATTGAGAATGAAATTAATTTTAGGAGAAACAAATGAGTCATTATAAACTGGTCTCCAATGCATTGCGAACACCTGACGGTACGGTTATTGAAAGTACGCATAGACATGACTATGTCACCCACAGAGATCAGAATGGCAATAATTACATGGTAGATGGAGGTCTAGATTATGTTAGATCCAGTGCTAATGGTGATGAGGAACATTTAGCGGTTTATCTAGAGGATGGTCATGAGAAGGTTCGTAACGCGTTGACTTGGGGTACATACGGTATTAACGGTGACCAACCCTTAAAACGTGTTAAACTATCTGATATGAGCAGTGACCACATTAGGGCTGTGTTGAAAGATAATGAAAAAAGACCAACGGTTTATCCCTCAGTTGTTACTGCGATGCAGGACGAACTGCAGTTTAGAAATTACGGTCTTCCTTTTTATCTAGATATATAAACTTGAAAATATTTTAGGAAGCGCACCTGTAATGCGTGGTAAATTCCCACCGGATTACCGTTGAAGACCCCGTTAGGTGCGCTTCCTAAAATATTGGAGAAATGTTATGCAATTCTGTAGTTCTACTTACCATGTTGCATAAAAAGTTTTTTTGTTGCGGGGTGATCCAGCGGGCGTAAACTATCATGAAAAATTTAATATTCCAATACTACATACCATACGAGTCGTTTGATAAAGGCATTGGTGGTAAAGAATTACCACAATGGGCACAAGCAGGATCAAACTCTGCGAAGAATTATGCCAATCAGTGTGGTGCAGAATACGAACTGAACTATACTCGTCACTTCAAACACATCGACCCTCGCTTGGATACTCTACGTCTATTCTATGACGAATCGTTTGACGAATATGATAACGTCCTATGCTTAGACCTAGACATGTTGATTCGGACAAGGAAGAATGTCTTTGATCTAATTGAATCCAACACAGATGTCGCAATGGTTCATGAACTAGGCATCTTCACCAAGAGAGGATCTTGGTTAGGTCGTGTGATGAATCCACCTCTTCATGAGCGCGGGATAAAGGCATACGGCAAGCACTTGTTTGGATCTGACTGGAAGTTTCCAAGATCATCACTGTATCGTGACGAGAACTACCGGTATCTTAATGGTGGATTACAGTTATGGACAAAGCAGGGTAGACTGAAAGCACGAGAACTATTCACATCAGTCGACGACTATGTTCTGCACACCAGATACACTGAACAGATGTATATCAATCTCCAGTTATCACAACCAGAGTTTAATGTCCAAGAGTTAGACACTAACTGGAACAGACTATCGTATCAGTGGTCGTTCAATCAACCGGACGGTTATATAAACCACTATCTTGGACCACAGGACAAACTACGAATGGTGAAGAAATGAGATTCCTAGAACTAGCCGCTAAAGGCCAGCGAGATATTAACTGGGATGGTATTCGAGATGTTCCAATGCCAGGTTGTATGGTTCGTGACTTAACTGACCTCCCTATTAAGGGAATTGCAGATAACACCTACACCGGTATTTACTCGGAGCATTTCATTGAACACATAACCAAGGAAGAAGGCATTGCATTATTCAAAGAATGCTTACGTATTCTAAAACCAGGTGGATGCTTGAGAACTGTTTGGCCGCCCATGGACTATGTTAATTTCTTACGGAACGGAAAGGACCATAGTGACAATGAGTTCGTGAAGCATTACTATGAGATCTACATCAAGAAGCATAGATTCGCTGGCGAAGGTCATGATCAAAAACCGATACAGGAACAGGTTGCAATAGGTCTGTTACATCAGAAAGGTGAGCACAAATACCTTTGGGGTGTGCAGGAGATGTTTGTGGAGTTGATGAGTGCCGGGTTCACGAAACTGGGAGACCCATTATACAACAATAGTCGCGTTGCTGCGTTCAGAAACATCGACACTCCAGGTTCGATAAGAGAAGCACATTCCGCTGTAGTAGAGGCACAAAAACCATGGCGCTAACAGTTGATATTGTCAAGGACGATAATTTTGATGCCGAAAAGGTGAAGATGTTTTGGACACCGCTCATGTTGAAGTTCAAAGATAGACCACAATTCAAATTTCGGGTCATGGATGTAGCATCAAACCTAACAAATTCCGCAAGGTTTCCATGGTATCTTATACCTACATACCAAGGCATGTTATACTTAGAAAAATTAGAGACAACAAAAGACAACCCGCTTGTTATGTTTGATGTGGATTCAGAGTTAAGTGAGTTATGCTACGACATAAGGAATTTTAAATGAGAAAAGTATTCATAGATTGTGGCGCAAACAAGGGGTTTGCTATTGAGGGATTTAGGGAAATATACGGAAGTGATTATGAAGTTTTTGCCTTTGAGTGTCTTCCTGAGTGTATAGGAATACTGAAAGAAAAATTTGATGACATTACGTTAATAGAAAAGGCTGTACACACAGAGAATACGAATCTAAAATTCAATATAGGTACTACAACAAGGTCTGGAACATTACGCCATGATAAGACGATGTTCCAAAAAGGCACCCATATGACAGTAGAGGCAGTAGATTTGTCTATGTGGTTGATGGATAACTTTGACGAGACGGACGAGATTATCATGGCCATGGATATCGAAGGTTCTGAATATGAAATTATTCCTAGAATGTTAGAAACAGGAGCTGTTAAGTATCTGAATAAATTTTATTTAGAGTGGCATAGTATGAAATTGCGAGACGTTCCAGGAATCACCGACCAGGTCCTAGGTGAAAATCTTAAAGCGTATCTTGGTGATAATTTAATAGTGTCGGTAAGTACCGGTTGGGATATTTCTAGGTGATCATAATTTCTCATCGTGGAAATCTTAATGGTCCCAGTCCTAGTACCGAAAATCATCCCAAACAAATAATCGAAGCCATAGAACGTGGGGGATTTTTTGTTGAGACGGATCTTTGGTACCAAAGTGGGAATTATTTTTTAGGCCATGATCACCCGGAACATCAAATTAATATAGATTTTCTTCTACAACATAAGGAATCCCTCTATATTCACTGCAAGAATATAGAGGCTCTAGAATCTATGTCCAGAAGAACAGACCTCCACCACTTCTGGCACAACACCGATGACCACACCATTACCAGCAATGGCGTGGTGTGGTCCTACCCTGGCGCAACTGCCTTTCGTAGTAAGGAAAGTGGTATACAGATACTAACTCTTCCAGAAAGAGAGAGTCGTAGTTATATGAGATCATATATAGAGAATTTTTCTGGTTTATGTACAGATTTTCCGCTTGATTTCCGTGATGTGTGTCATGGCGAGTGATATCAAGTTGGTGTTATTCGATTTAGATGGCGTGTTGATTGATGCGAAGAAGATACATTATGACGCGCTCAACGCCGCAATAGTGATCGTCGCCGGTGAAGAATATTCAATAACTGCGGAAGAACATCGCAATTTCTATGATGGGAGAAAAACCAAAGAGAAGTTAGTTCTTTTAACAGAAAGAAAGAGATTACCTCCAGAATTTCATGATAGAATATTCTCGTTGAAGCAGCACCATACGATGAATATGATGGAAACGTTGCAACCCAACGAAGAACATTTGGCCCTGTTTGATGCTCTGATAGAGAAAGGATATAGTATTGGAGTATGTACCAACTCGATAAGACGAACTGTTCTGACCGCACTGGCTAATGTTTCTCTCACGAAATATTGCTCGATTATATTGTCCAACGAGGACGTTAAGAATTCTAAACCGCATCCCGAGATATACTGGAAGGCGATGTCGATGTTGGGTTTCCTTCCTGAAGAAACGATGATCGTGGAAGACTCGCCACCAGGATTGTTATCCGCAGCAAGATCAGGAGCAAAATATATAAGAGTAGAGAATCCTATGAATTTAACCAAAGAGAAGGTGATGAAAAATTTGAGTGGTATTACTGTACAAAACAAATGGAAGTCTGAAGAATTAAATGTCCTTATTCCTATGGCCGGTGCGGGAAGCAGATTTCATCAGGCAGGTTACACATTCCCAAAACCCCTAATAGATGTTAATGGCAAATCGATGATACAACGAGTTGTTGAAAACATAGGTCTAGATGCCAATTTTATTTTTGTGTGTCAAAAGGAACACAGGGAAAGTTACAACCTAGATAATATGTTGCCACTGATTGCTCCCAATTGTAAGATAGTCGAAACAGATGGTATCACTGAAGGGGCCGCATGCACCGCATTACTTGCCAAGGAACATATAGATAATGATAATCCACTGTTCTTTTCTAATAGTGACCAGTGGGTCGATTGGGATCCCGTCGGGTTTATGTATAAGATGCAAGAAACTGCTTCTGATGGTGGGATTGTTACGTTCAAAGCGACACATCCCAAATGGTCGTTCGCGAAGATCGACGATAATGGCGTTGTGGTCGAAGTAGCAGAGAAGAATCCAATCAGTGATAATGCAACAGTGGGATATTATTATTGGAAATGTGGATCAGATTTTGTTAAGTATGCTGAACAGATGATTGAAAATGACATTCGAGTGAATGGAGAATTCTATGTCTGTCCTGTTTTCAACGAAGCGATCAAAGACGAGAAAATTATCCGCACATTCGAGGCCCAGCAAATGTGGGGACTTGGGACACCCGAAGACTTAGAGCATTTTATAGTATCAAATTTATGAAGAATTTATTTATGAAGAATTTACCACCCACACAATGGAGAATTTATTTATGAAGAACTTACCACCCAATTCTGATAGCTTTCAGACACAATGGAAAACCCCAGAACATGATGTATTTTTCAAAGATCATCAAGACGTCCTTGAGGCGATGTGTTTTAGAACTTGGGACGTTGCGATAAAACACCTATCTTCCTTCAGAACAGCAATAGATATAGGCGCGCATATCGGAACCCATTCCTATGTTTACTCACAGTTCTTTGACAATGTGAAGGCTTTTGAACCATTATATTTCAATGAATGTTCTGACAACATAAAGCATATAGAAAACTGTGAAATTTATCCTTATGGTATATCAGACGCATCAACTATAGGACATATGGTCCGGAGTAACAACAACTCCGGGATTTCGGTTGTGTTAAATGATGATAATAGAGGTAAAATATCAAAATCGAAGAACATAAAAATGGAAAAAACGTATCCCGTGGAATTGAGAACTCTGGATGAGTTTGGTTTCACTGACGTAGATTTCATAAAGGTTGATACAGAAGGTTATGTTTATCCCATTCTGCTAGGCATGAAACGAACGCTTGAGAAGTGGAAACCTCTGTTAGAACTCGAAATGAACTATTTGACAGTTAGAGAACAGGAATCCTTGGAGTTTCTTTCTTCATTAGGATACGAGAAGGTAGCCACAGAAGATAAGGATTATTTTTACAAATGACAAAACGCGGCACCAGTGCTGACTCTAGATCATACGTTGATTTTTATACGGAAGAAACAAAACGAATAGTGGCCGAATGGTACAAAGATGATATTGAGTTTTTTGGATTCGAGTTCACAACAGCAGCTACGAAGAACATCTGGGCAGTTTCGTGAGAGTTGCTGTTTGTGTTTCTGGCCTTGTGACATCTGCATACGGGGGTGGCGCCAAGAGAAATAACGAGATTCTGAAAGAAAAGTTTCCGACGGCAGATTTCTTTTACACGACATGGGAAACGGAAAGAGAGTCGTTTAATCGTTCTTTCAGTGGTGTGGAATGCGCTTTCTTACCCGAACCAGATATCACCAGACACCCCTACACAGAGTTGATAGAATCGTTTTCCCCCTGGTTTCAGAGTACCGCAGATTGGGTCAGATGTTCACCAGAAAGGATTGTTTGGACAAGACATCACACAAAACAGATTGTTGCTCATTCATATCTGGTATCTAATCTTCCTTCCGGATATGATGTCGTTGTTAGGACAAGGTATGATGCATTTATATCTCCCTGTGCTGTATTTGAAAATTACCTAAAAAAGGCGTATAATCATAATACAGTTAGTGGGTTTGGAACCAGAAATAAAGATAGGATAGACGAAATTAATGTTCTTTCTAATCCTGGCACAAACTGGGAACATAGAATACTGGATCATTTGATCATACACCCCAATCGTATGGTATCATACGATAATGTTGTCACTATGGTCGAAAAAAATACACTTCATCCAGCAGAATATGGATGGTACCAGACTTTGGTTTTACCCAACAACTTCATTCACACGAATAATGATGGATGGGTTAATCATGATAAGAAGATTAATATATGAAGAATATAATACTCCAGCATTACACTGGCGAACTGGGTGAACTGGAACATCTATCTGTCGCAAACATATCTAGATATGCTGATAAGTGTGGTGCAGATTATGAACTGGTTCTCGGAAACGTATTCTCCGACAAATTGTCTGTTCAGACCCAGAAGTTGTTTATGCTCGATCCATGTTGGGACGACTACGACACCGTTGCAATGGTCGATATCGATATGTTCGAGAGAAAAGGACAAAGAGAAAACGTATTTCATGTTCAGGGAGTTGGTCTATATGGAGACATACAAGAAACGCTACATAGGGGGTTGAACAGAAACTTCCCTTTCATGTCTAGTATGGAAGTGCCATACTGGGGAGGGGCGATATACAAGATGGACAGAGATATGCGTATACGTCTTCGAAAGAATATAGATGTCAACGCATTGTCAAAGTTCAATCGCGCATATTTCGACGAGGGTTGTATGCATCATCTAGCGTTTCTATCTGGTGAGAAATTCGCAACACTTCCAGGCGATTATAAGTGGTGTCATTGTTCATATCGTGATGGTATAGATACTGCCGCACTGATTCATGTCAGAAACAAGGTTGGTCTAACTGGTCCAAAAAGGCCAAAGATTGAAAATTATAGACGTTTGGTTGAGAGGGGTTTGATTGAAGAATGAACATACTAGTGACAGGAAGTAATGGGTTTTTAGGAAGAAACGTCTGCGATGAATTTGTGAGAAACGGTCACACTGTTTATGGAGTGTCTAGGTCTATATCTAGTCGAGTTTCTGAGGTGATACAACATGTGTGCGATATCACAGATTCAGAAACCATGAACCGCATTGTGAGTGAAAAGTCTATAGATATTATTGTACACCTGGCAGGTAAACCTATTGTTTTTGATTGTGAGAAGAACCCATTCGACGCATACAGAACAAACGGGTTAGGCACTGCGTCGGTATTAGAGTCAGCGAGAGTGAATGAAGTGTCTAAGGTGCTGTCTATAGAAACTGATAAGGTTTATGGTTTTCAAGATGAAGTGCCTACCGACGAATCTGCAACATTCAATCCAGGATCACCATATGAATTCTCTAAAGTTCTGGCCGCGAACTTTGCCGAGTGGTATAGAAACTATTATAACATTAACGTTATAAGTGTTCGACCCGCTAATCTTTTCGGGCCCTACGATTTTTCCACCAGTAGATTAATACCCAGCGCATTGAATAATCTCAAAGTAGGAAAGGGTATTCGCGTCTATGAGTCTGCCCTAGAAATGAAAAGGGATTTCGTATATGTTTCTGATGCCGTCAAAAGTATATACAATCTTGCGACAAAAGAGTGTAACTTTAATGAGTATAACATAAGCAACGACGATCCCATGACCATAAAAGAAACCGCAGATAGAATCGTATCTGCATTAGGAATAGATATTCCTCATGTGATAGAAAAGAAGTCAGGATCGTTTAAGGAGATCCCATTACAGGAAATAAATGGTAGTAGGTTATCGGAAGAATTTGGTTTTGAGTTCACTCCTTTCGATCAGGCTATACAAGAAACGTGGGAAAGAATAAAATGAAGAATTTAATTTATCAATACTGGGATGGGAAACTTCTTCCCGGACACAAGGCCGGAAGAACTGCAATGCAGTCCTATGCGGATCGAATTGGTGTTGAGTATTTATTTGAGGACAATCCCAGATGGCAGACTGCTCTCGGGCAATACTCACCCCATTATGGTTCGTTCAAATTCGTATATGACGGATCATTCGATATATACGACAACATACTGTATGCAGATATAGACATCTTCCCCGTGGATGGTTTGACCGAAAATATCTTTGATGGGTTTACTGCCGAACTTGGTATATGTACAGAACCAATGCAACCAAAGTTTCGTTCCAGTTCGATAACTCCAGGAGGCATAACAAGTCGAAACGATGAGGTTTGGGCGAAAATGATAAGGGATGTTTATGGAAAGGACATGCCGCGTGACTCTGATGGTCTATTGAAAGTGTATAATTCAGGTTTGGTTCTTTGGTCTAGATTAGGTATAATGAAAGGAAGAAAAAATCTTCCAGTGTTCAAAGGATACATACAGCACTGTAGAGAGTCTGGTCTACCATCATTTTACACCGCAGACCAGAACTATATACACGCAGCAAAGGACATTGCTGGATTTGATTGGATAGAACTAGACAACAATTGGAATAGTTACATCCATTATCATGGGGAAGGCGACCCACGCCCAGTAAACGATTCAAGAACAGAAAACACTAAGTTTGTACATGTTCAACTTAGGGCTGCAGACCACTTCGATAAAGAAACGCTACATACTATTGTTAATAATCCAGTAGAAGTCTGGAACGGCAAGCTCCCAAAAATAGGATAGAAAATGATTAATGCAGAACTAAGTCATGTGAAAACTCTACCAGAATTTTACACAGAGATTAGAAAGCAACACGAGCAAGCACACGGCCACGATTATTGTTGGCAGCATGATGCTATGCAAAAACTAATGAAGAAGTGTGATACATACAGAGAACTTGGAACGCACCAAGGAGCTTCTGCGGCCGCAGCATGTCTGATGAATCCATCCGCAGTAACTCTTGTTGATATTTCTTTTGAGAAGTGGAGACCATTCGAATCTATATTCAGAACTTATTGTGAAGAGAACAATATTAGTTTTGATGTTCAAGAAAAATCTTCTACTGATCCATCAACTGCCAAACCTGTTGATCTGTTATTGATAGATAGTAACCATCAACCAGCGCATCTAGTTAACGAACTTAACCTCCACGCAAAGACAGTCAAGAAGTATATCGTACTCCATGATACTTCGCGGTTGTTCGGGAAGGTTGACGATAGACTATGGCAAGTTGTCAATGGGTTTATTAACAATGGTATCAATCCATGGATAGTACAAGAACGTTGTACTGACAATGTGGGGTATACTGTACTACAGAACACACTGAACACATGAAAGCGTCCATCATAACATTAGTCGATGACGTTGACTCGCGCAATCAGGCAGAGCGTTGTCGATCTTCCTCTGACCAATACAACCATGATGTCGAATGTACTCTGAGTCCAGCAGTCACGCCAGACATGGTAGACGATCTGCTACTTTCGTTTAGAGTTCATTGGACATATCCATGGGACGAACCTAGACTGGATATTAAAACAGGCCTATTGCTGCCTCCATATACAACAGCATCTCCTATGAAACTAGTCGCTTGTTTTCTCTCCCATTACTGGTTATGGTTAGAGATCGCGGAGTCGACCGAACCCAGGATCATCCTAGAAGAGGACGCACTGTTTGTGAAACCCCTCGATCTGGACATTCTCAAGAACACTAAGTTCAGCATAGTAGGACTTAATGATCCCCGAGGCGCAACCCGCAAATCTAGTGTGTTCCACAGTGAAGTTGAATCCCCCTCAAATTTAGGGTATAATATAATACCAGTACCTTCAGTTGACAACCAGAACGTGCCTCAGGGTCTTGCAGGCAACTCTGCGTACTTCATTAGACCAGAAGGCGCAAAGACGCTGGTGGGACTGGTGAAAGCACATGGAGTATGGCCTAACGATGCTATCATGTGTAAGCAACTAATGCCAAAGCAATTGGGCGTTACCACTACATACTATACACGAGTACAAGGGACAAAGTCTAAGACTGCATCATGAAATCGTTTGTAATAACAATTGAACATCTAGAAGTTTCCAGACAAGTAGCAGAACGATGTAAGAAATCCCTGTCAGAGTTCGATGTACAGAACTACTATGGTTGTACACCAAAGGACGATCCTGTTGCTTTATTTCAACATCATGGTATGGATGCTTCTGGTTTCAAACAACAACCAGGAAGGGAATACGCTTTTGAGATATCTAATATGGCAGCGTTTCTTTCTCACTGGAGTTTATGGAACAAGTGTATAGAGGATAATGAGGAGTATCAAATCTTCGAACATGACGCGGTTGCAACATTGTTTGTTCCTCAGTTCATTCCATACAAGCATTGTGTCTCTATTGGTAAACCTAGTTATGGAAACTTCAAGATTGCTCCAAGAATGGGATCACACAAACTGTTTAGCAAAGCATACTTTCCAGGTGCTCATGCATACAGACTTAAACCTGCTGGTGCTAAACTGTTAGTAGAAGGTGCGAAGACGCATGCGCAACCAACAGACATTTTCTTGAACAATAAAGATTTCCCGACACTTGAAGAATACTATCCATGGCTTGTTGAGGCAAAAGATTCGTTCTCTACAATACAGAGAGAACTGGGTTGTCGGGCGAAACACAATTGGCATGACGGTATAGGGTATACCATAATAAATGATTAATCTTATCACAGTATGTACTGACGCATATCCTATGGAGTATGCCCGCAAGACGATCACTAGATTCATGGAGTTGACTGACCTAGAATGTACACCGTACTGTATCACAGATCGACCTGACGAAATTAGAGACATTGCTACGCCTATCAAACCAGAGATTAAAACTGTAGGTTGGTGGAACAAGGTCCTTGCGTACAGTCCTAATATGCCCAAGGGATTTAATGTCTACCTTGATATCGATATCGTCCTCATTAACAACTTCGATGAAGAGATCAGGTATGCTCAACGAACAGGCAAAAAGATTTCTTGTGTATCGGATGCGATTATGTGGAAGGGTAATAAGTTCAGTTCTTCGATGATGATGTTCTGTACTGGAGCAATGAAGGATGTTTATGAATACTTTAAACCTGTTCACAAGATGTTAGAGCATGACTATGATGGCGGTGATCAGGTATGGACAGGTCATCTCTTAAACGACGACGACATACTGTACCTAGACGAAGTGTATCCAGATATTAAGATGAATCTGAAATTTCATCTCGGTACCAAAGTGTTTGGCCAGTGGAAGTTTCCCCACAGAATTAGTCCAAAGATAAAAACTGTTGATTGTGGCGGTCGACCAAAACCTCACGATCTCCAAGATTTAGACTATATAAGAAACAACTGGCATGAGATCAAAACATAATGGGTAAAGTAGTTCATGTAATCGGCAACGGTGATAAGGCAATATTCTATAAAGAGAAGAAGCGCGAGGGCATGAAACTTATCTGTAACATGCCTCCGTTCTCTATGCCAACAAATGAAGTCTATGCAACCTGTATGGTTGACTTCAAGATGATGGCAGCATTGACAGAGGGATCCTTGAACCTTGCTATGTATGACTGGGTGCTTGGTACGCGGCCGCGTATGTGGATGGATGACCCTGCTCGTTCGTTGTTTTATCTAAAGTACGCCAAGAACATCAAGGAGTTCTATACTACTGTTCCTGACTATGCAGGTAATGCTACCAACTTCAACTGTGGACATATGGCAGTCCATTATGCAGCAAACAAACATCAGGCGGACGAAATTCATATGTATGGATTTGACACGTTGTTTGATTTCAACATGCACAGTATCACAGATCTGTATCTGAACAGCGACCGTGGACAGTCAAACAATTTTAGATTGATCGAGAACTGGCGTCCTGTCTGGTGGGGATTGTTCAACGAGTTTCCAAACACTAAGTTTGTACTGCACCATGATCATGACGACCTGAAATTACCGAAACTTGAAAACGTGGAAGTAATAACGTATACTAGTAAGAAGAAGAAAAACGAACCTGTCAAGGTAGACAAACCAGCGCAGATTATACTAGACGAGGATCCTCTCGCGGAACTTCGCGGATTGAATCGTCATCAACGTCGAGCAGTAACTGCACAGAAAAGGAAGAATAAATGAATATGAATAGAAGTGAAATGATCGAAGAACTCAAAGCGAACATCTGTACTGTGACGTTCACTAAGGTGAATGGAGACGAGCGGATTATGTTGTGCACATTACGTGAAGACGTATTGCCCGAGTGGGAATCGCGTGTCGCCCGCGATGCACCCATGGTCAACGAAAACGTTGTCAATGTGTGGCACTTTGCCCTCGGTCAAGCCAGACATGATGATGGATGGAGAAGTTTCCGGGTCGATAATGTAACAAATTTCGTTACTCATGAACCTGATGTCAACGTCGCATCCATGTAATGTCATTCGTTCATCGAAAAGAGTCGCTGTTAGGTTATGATGATCTAACAGCGACTACCTTGCCAACAGGTAGAACATACGCTACCCCAACCGGCGAAAGGTATCCTTCCATAACGACTGTTCTTTCGATACTCTCGGAAGAGCATATCGCCGCATGGAAAGAAAAGGTTGGTGAAGAAGAGGCGAGAAAGGTTTCTTTTCGTGCGTCGAATCGTGGGACTAAAGTTCACGAGATGATAGAGAAATATGTGGCAAACGATCCGGACTATGCTGTCGGATATATGCCGCATGTCGTTGCCAACTTTCGTTCAGTCAAACCTATTCTTGATAGTCGCCTTGGACTTATCTATGAACAGGAAGCAGCACTGTATTCGCATCACCTCGGTGTCGCCGGCCGTGTCGACCTTGTCGGCGAGTTCGACGGTCAACTATCAATCGTTGACTGGAAAACTTCAGCAAAAACAAAACGCAAATCTTGGGTTGAAAATTACTTCATTCAAGAATCCGCATACGCTATTATGTGGGAAGAGCGAACAGGTGTTCCCATCACCCAGTTAGTCACCATCATAGCAGTCGACCATAGTAAACCACAGGTGTTCGTCGAACATAGAGACTCCTGGTCGAAAACCCTCCTAGAAACAATCGATCTATTCAAGACTCGAAATTCCCTTTAAAAAACAACAACTTAGCAAAAACTTGATCTTTTCGATGATATAGACGATAATGTCTCTTGAATTGAAAAGGAATGAACATGTTTGTAGTTAAGCGCACCGACCCAAAGACCAACAAGGTTTTGTATCGAACAGACACCGGAAAATATGACACATGGTCAGAAGATGTGCAGGACGCGCATTTGTTCAAACGAAAACGCATCAGAAATGTGTGGTGGTTTAAGGACCACTTTGAAATGGTTGAGGTGAAGATTGTTCTGGTGCACGACCCTGCTTCGGGTCGTGCCAGTCGTCGGAAGCGCCCATATCATCGGGTATAAAATGGTCATGGATACACTCAAACCCATCGTTTTTATTGTGTTAGTGGTTGTTCTGGTTTGTGTGGTAGTGTAATTTGCCTTACAAATCAACAACTTACCAGTGGTTTACTTTTTAGACGAAATAGACGATAATAGTTATATAACAAATTAGAATAGTAATTACAGGATAGAATATTATGACTAGATTAGTGAAATCAATCATCATTGGCGGTAAAGTGAATGATCAGGGGTACTACGCCATCTTTGGTCAAAATGAAGAAAGACTTGCTGAGATAGAAGGATATGGACCGCACATAGGTTCTGTATGCGACGATAGTTCCATAGGTATCGAGATCGATCTTACGACCGGACAGGTCGTTGGATTCGTACCACCTACAGACAAAGAACTTGCGAAGATGTTTGACGAAGCAGGCACAATCACCGATTCGAAATTATCAGATATCTTAGAAGGATAGAATATTGTGAGTACTGAGCAGAGATTAAAATTGAAAGAGCTTCTTTAGGAATATAACATCATGTATAGATATAAAGTATTTGAACAGAGAGTAGTAGGTAGAGGAACACCGGATGTCGACGTAGTCTTTGATCTTGTGTTCTCTACAGGATCAGAATCCAGATCTCTACATATGGCCAAGACCTTGGCCGCAGAAGCGATAAATCATGATTACGCGAATCAACATGCTATCATCGAGGTCGAAGAACTTTCGATACGAAAGGTTGATTCTAATGTCAAAGGTGCTGTGCATATTAGAGTAGATCGAGTCCCGATACATACGTTCTTTATTGAGAGGAATGAGGAGGTGAACTGCTTTGAGATATAGTAAAGAAATAATCTACAGTTTCACATGTGAAGAATGTAAACAATGGTGGAGTTGGGCACAAATGTTCGACAGAAAATCCTGTTGGCCAAACCTTTATTGTCCGCATTGTGGTCACTTGCATATGGGACCACATCAGGAGGAAAAATTGGATGAAAGTTAAAATTGGATCATACCCAGACCGCTGGGTCAGTAATGTACATACTAACCATATGGAAAAGAAGTATGGTATATTGTGGGAGAATAATATTACTCGCCTAGATAAAGTTCTAGAAGTAATTGAGGACGCGTTGCAAACTGTATACAATCATACAGCAAATATATTCTTAGACTCAATGGAGCAGTCTGTTGATATTCATATTGACCCTTGGGATACTTGGAGTATGGATAGTACTCTTGCTCCCATCATATTGCCTATGCTTACACAACTTAAAAAAACCGGCCATGGCGCTCCTAATATAGATTTTGAAGATGTGCCTGAAAATCTTCGTCCTACAGAGAAACAGTTGGATGATTGTAAGAGGAGTGGCGATGTAGACCCCAATCACTTCACTAGATGGGATTGGGTAATGGACGAAATGATTTGGGCATTTGAACAAAAGTGCCGCACCTCTTGGGAAAGCGACTATTACGAGTACAGAGCAATAGGACCAGAGGAATCTAAAGATGAAACTGAGCGGGTTTTTGGTCTTCAACTTGTATGGGAAGACCGGGAGGGAAGTAAAGCACATCAAGAACGTATGTCCAACGGGTTTAAATTGTTTGGACGATACTTTGAAAACTTGTGGGATTAAATAATGGGTAAAAGAGTTTATAAATTTAGTAATCAGTGGAAGGAAGAAAGGACTGTCTTCCTTCTTCCTTCTATTTCAGTATCATTAATTGAGTATTGCTTAGATATTTCATTTCTATGGTTTAAGTTTTATACGTACATTGGGCCTTCAGACGACTTTATTACTAAAGAAATATATACCAAGTATTGGGGCAAGCGATGCTCTGAGTACGAATCAAATTGCCCAAATTGTGAGGCGTGGGAAGCATGGGATAACATGGCAAATAAGTAAATATTAGGAGTATGGTATGATAGAAGACATGATGAGAGCATTAGGTAGGGGAAAAGTTCTTATAACTTTTCAAAGCCTTACAAGCGACCAACTCCACAAAAAGGTTTTCACTTTAGTGGGAGCCTACTCAGCATGCTCTATCACGCATGGGGATAAGATAGTCTTACTCAATCCTCTAACAGGAGGATATGAGGACATAGAAAAGCGCACCATAGTCAGTTGGACACCCGTAGAGAGTAATCAGTGAAATGACAAAATTAACAATAGAAGAAGTAATTGAACACGAAGATGGTAGTGCTACATTGACGATAGATATAGACAATGAAATGCTCCAAAGTCTACTTCAACATGCCGTTTTAGATATTCTAACCAAAACAGTGGAACTTCCACCGCTTTGGCCGACCGAATCAGTAGGAGAGAACAAATGAGTTGTAACTACGAACCAAGTAAGTGGGTTGTTTTACAGATAACTCAAGGCCGCGCTGTTCTGTTCTATAAGATTCTAGCAGGTTGGCCCAGCGGGTTTGATACTGATTGGCGACTAAACAGCGGCATTACGAAATGTGAAGAAACCGAAGAAGGAGACTTTCTCTTTCATGGGGAAAGCAACTCAGTATATTTATGCAAACAAGAAGACTACGGGTTCACTAACGCTTCGTTATCTGTATTCGAGAAATTGAGAAAAATAGCGAGCACTGAATTACAGGAGTCTGATAATCTTTTCACAACCTTGACACTAATGCCAGAACACACAAATTGGAAGAACTTAACTAATGAAAAACAAATACATAGAACTGGTTAAGAGATGGCAAGCAGGTGAGGCCGTTAGTCATGGACAACTAAAGACTAATTTCGAGGCTGCTAGTCAAGATTATTATGCTTATGCCGCTGCTAATGCTGGTACTTATGATACTGCTTGGTCACTGAATCAGTTTGCTAACTTTGCTGTTGCTGCAGTTTACGATTCTGCGACTACGACTGCGGGTGCTATTGCCGCCAGTAATGCTGCTGAAGCTGCTGATTACTGGGTTAAACAATACGAGGAATTGACTAATGAAAAATGAATACATAGAAGTCGTTAAGAGATGGTTAGCAGATAAGGATTCTGTTAGTCAAGAGGAACTAAAGGCAAATGCTAAGGCTGCTGCTGATGCTTCCTCTAAGGCTGCTGATGCTTCCTCTAAGGCTGCTGACGCTGCGATGGCGGCCATCGCAGCTGATGGTGCTGCTGATTGGGCTGCTGCTGATGCTGCTTGGGATGCTGATGCTGCTGCTCTCTGGGTCAAAAGATATGAGGAGGTGACTCGGTACGGAAATGATGGCCATCATTGGCCACGAGGAGTTAACTGATGGGTAGAACACCAGAAGAAAGAACGCCCAGCGAGTATGTTTGCTGGCTTGAAAAGAAAGTTGAGGAGTTTGAGAATGCTCATGCTGACCATGTTGCTTTTTGGGCCAAACATTCTCATCAACCAGACGATTATAATACTATTACAATCACTGTTTACAAACACACAATGACTGGAGCAATCCGTGCAGCGGATCATCCTCCTGGGAATCCTGCAAGTTGGGTTGTCCTATACACGTTCCAACACGAAGTAACAAATACATGAATCGTAAACTACTATTTGTAGACGACGAAACTAGGATGTTAAGTCTTTTTAAGCGTGAGTTTTCTAATACAGATTATTCTTGTTTATTTGCTTCGGGAACCCTAGAAGCTTTTAAAATATTAGAAAACGAGGTTATTGATTGCGTAATTTCAGATATCAACATGCCTACAGGGTCGGGAATAGACCTTTTTCGCGAAATGAGAAGAAAATACCCGTCCATTGTTAGAATAGCAATAAGTGGAAGTACTAATACTACAGATTTAATAAATGCTATAAATAGTGGATCTGTGCATTCTTATGTATCCAAACCACATAACTTAGCACAACTAAAATTAACAATCTACTCTGAAATATTAAAAATGGCAGAATCCGCCAAGAAAAAACCAATAGAAAAATCAATAACTACTAATGAGTTATTAAAGTTTTTTACAGAATATATATTAAGACATGAAGGAACAGTGTCAACATCTGATTCTTGCATAAGTACACAATATGGAGAAAAGATAAATTTAGCAGAACAATTGCACACTGAATATAATTTATCTGAAATAGAATATTTCCAACTTAAACTAGCTATTTTCTTAAATAGTTATAATCCCAGTAGTAAACTATTGGGGGAAATAATCAAAGATAAAAACAATGATAGATCATTAAGAATTTCGGCCGCATTAGCTTACACGAATTACACGAATAAGAAATTTGATAATATATCTGATGGACTTCAATCGTGTTTCGATACTATAAATAAATATTTCAGTTTAGGCATGTTTAATGTATAATTCAAACTATTACGATTATTACGTGTGTGAAATACGAGAAAGTTACAATATGACAATGCAACTACATGGAGAAAATAATGGATAGAAAATTCGATTTACTTAGTTTTTACAAATGGAAATCTAATTGGGAAGCGACTTTTTTAGCAATAGGAGATAGAGCTTTTGTAACTTTTGGGCATACTGTTGAAGAAGGATTTTTTGTGGATTTATTTTTCTTCCATATAGTTGTTGACTCTGCTTTCGACTTCGAAGTACCCTTAGACTATTGGAAAAAATAGAGTTTAATGCGAGAGTGGCGGAATTGGTAGACGCGCTGGTTTTAGGTACCAGTATCGTAAGATGTGAGAGTTCGAGTCTCTCCTTTCGCACCATATTAAATACAAAATACAGGATAAACAAAAATGGCACGCGGACAATGGTCGGGAGGTAAAGGTAGCGCCCAGCGCCCAGTAGACAAGAAAAAGTACAGCGATAACTGGGACGCAATCTTCGGTAAGAAGGAAACAACAAAAGATCGTGCCGAGGAGGGGACGAGTCAGTCCAGAGTTGAGAAGAAGACCGCTGTATGATCTTTAATAAGATACGTGAACTAAAGGACGCTGGCAAGAAAATTGGCATTACATTTAGTACATTTGATTTATTACATGCGGGACACATTGCGATGTTGTCAGAAGCAAAGAATCATTGTGACTATCTGATTTGTGGATTACAAACTGATCCTACTATTGATAGACATGATTCGAAGAGTTCCCCAGTA